CGTGATCTGCGGCTACGACCTGGTGGAGCACAATGGGGCCAAGTAGTCCACATTGCGTCCACAAAAGCGGTGGATAACGTCGCTCGAGTGACACACGCTTGTTACACAAGCTCGGAGAAATACGCTAGATTGCGAGCCATGCGAGGAGCGGGAGCTTGATCGCCTACATCGAACTGCCCCTACGGGGCACCTACACGGTCAATGGTCACGACATCCTTGTGATCGGCCTGGCCTACTCAAACAGGCGTGGCCCGGTCACTGGGCCTGAGTTGCGCAACAGCGACGTCAGGGTGATCTTCGTCGACCAGGACGGCTCGATGGGCCAGGCCACGCTCAGCGAGGTCAACATCAACTGGCGCTTCGACCATAAGCGCCGCAAGTGGATTGACGTGGACACAGGCGACGACCTTGGGAGCGACGATGACAATGGCGAGAGCACGGACTAGCGGCACGGTGCGCATGATCACGATGCGTGAGTTCCGAAACACCTTCCAGAAGATCGCGGAGCCTGTGCGGGTGATCCGTGCCCGCGGCGAGATACAGGTGATCGGCACCTGGACGCCGGTCAAGGAGCGGAACGACAAGGAGGTGCAGTGATGGCGATCGGAGCGACCAACCGCGCCGCAGTGATGCGTGGCAATAAGCTGCTGCGCAAGCGCAAGGAGCTGCGCCTCCTGGACGACAAGACGCTCGCGCGCAGGTTGGGGAAATACATGGGGCGGACGATGTCCGAGATCTGGAACGAGTACCACGCAGTCAGCCAGAGGGATCTCGGGGGCACCGCTCGCGAGAACATTATCGACGCTATCGTCCACTACGAGGTGCAGTGATGGATCTGAACGTGATCGCCATGGACACCACGGCCGCTGAGCAGGCGTTCCGCGCCTACCGGGCCGAGTTTATGAAGCACCGCAACCAGATCGACGGTGAGCTGATGCGCGGCTACAAGCTGCTCAGCCAGGGGAAGAAGCTGATCTCGCTGACCGAGGCGATCGCCGCCGCGGGTCTGAATGACCAGGGGCTGCCCGCCATCGCAGTCAACCGCGCTGACGAGCCGTTCGTGTTGCTCGACGTCGGAGGCTGGCGAGCCAACTGGCAGAACCGCCGAGCAACGTTCTACAACAACACCCCGCACGGCAGGCCCACCCATCCGCTCAACCTGACACTGCCCGAGGGCGCCAGGCAGGCCACCGCGTCCCGCGCCGTGGCGCCGATCATCCCGCCTCAGTACCGCCCGCCCTTCAAGCTCGAGAACTACCACCTGCTGTGGGAGGTCGACCGCTGGACGGTCAATCCACAGCCGCGACGTGATCCGGCCCTGCTCAAGCACGTCGGCGGCGACATGTACGCCGTGCTCGCGGTGTGGGACCTGACCGAGCTGGAGAGCCGCATCCTCGGACTGCTCCGGCCGTGAGGTTGAATGGTGTACCTCAACGGCCACGAGCGTAGTACCATCGCGGATCATGGGCGGGCGTAAGTCCGCGACCCCGAACGGTCGGGCGGCGGAAGCGGCGATTGTTGTTCCCATCGAGCTGATCGAGCCCAATCCCTGGAACCCGAACGCCATGGACGAGGCCATGTTCGAGAAGGAGCTGGCCTCGATCCGCAAGTTCGGCTTCGTCGACCCGCTGACCGTGCGTGAGATGCACCACCCGATGGGCCTCGACGATTGGTACGAGATTATCGACGGCGAGCACCGCTGGCGGGCAGCCAAGGAACTCGGTCTGACCGAGCTGCCGTGCTGGAACCTTGGCGTCATCGACGATGATGACGCCCGCGAGCTGACGATCGTCCTCAATGAGACGCGCGGCCAGAGTGACCGCGAACGACTGCGAACACTGCTTGATGACCTGATCTCCCGGCGTGGAGAAGGCCCGATCCGCGAGATCATGCCCTTCGACCGAGCCAGGTTCGACGAGATCATCGGCAAGATGCACGTTGATTGGACCGCGCTCGAGGAGCGACGCGAGGCGATCCAGTCAGCAGGCAGGTGGAAGGAACTGGTATTCCGGGTGCCCCACGACTCCGCGCGGAAGATCGAGGACGCGTTGGACCAGGTCAAAGAGCGTGAGGGGTTCGACGATACGTGGCGGGCGCTCGAGATGATCTGCCAAGACGCGGTCTCGTAGACCTGCGTTCGACCGAGGAGAAGAAGCGCGACCAGCTCTTCTGTTCCTGGTGTGGACTGCGCTTCATAGACCGCGGTAGGCTGTACGACCACTGGCGCAACAGCGCCGCGTGTAGGAAGAACGCCAACCGATGAGATCAGTCCACGACTACGCACTGCTCGAGCGGCAGTACGTCACGAGCGACATCAGTATTCGCGCGCTGTGCGAGCAGAACGGCATTAAGAACTGGTCGACGGTCGCGACCCAGGCGAAGAAACGCGAGTGGGAACGCAAGCGCGCCCAGTACAAGGAAGTCCAGTTCCAGCACGATATCGACGCCCTTGCGCAGCGGCGGTCGATCAAGCTTCAGGAGGTCTTCGATGACGCGCTCAACGTCATCCAGGCCGCCTTCCTGAAGATGGGCGAGAACATGCGCGATCCGACATACATCGTCACACCGACCGACCTGGCTAAGCTGATCGAGAAGCTCTCGCTCTTGGCGGGCGGGCCAACGAGCCGAGAGGAGGTCCGCAATCTCAATCTCAATGCCGACCTCCCCCCAGACCTACTTCGAGAGCTTCAAGCGGCAGCTCGAGCAAACGGAGCTGGACGCGAGCCAATGGGACAGTCTGCTCTCCCTCTCGCTGAAGGGGCTCGCAAAGTCAACTGACGCCTGGGAGGGCGTGGACCCGCTGACTGGCGCGATAGCGCGCTACGAAGCGATCGAAGGCATCGTCAACTTCGGCGAATACGTCTACGGCTACCGACCGGCGCCGCATCACGCGCGGATGCTGGCCTGGATCATGGCCCATATCCACAACCGTAAGAACGGGCTGGTGCTCGAACCACGCGGTGCGGCGAAGACGACCTGGGGCAACACGATCCTGCTGGCGTGGCTGATCGCGATGTTCCCGCACCTGCGCGTCGGGTTGATCAGCAACACAGCCAAACAGAGCTTCGACTTCTCTCGCGCCATTAGGTACACCTACGAGTCGAGCGCCAACTTCCGCGAGATCTTCGGTAACTGCGTCAGTTCAACCAAGTGGACCGACGCCGAGTGGCTGCATAAGGACTCTCGGTGGCACGGTTCCAAGGACGTGACATTGTTCGCCCAGGGCGTGGGCGGCGCGATCATCAGTAAGCGGTTCGACCTGCTTCTGCTCGATGACATCCTCGACGAGGAGAACACCTCAGACCCAGAACAGCGCGAGAAGGTCGAGAACTGGTTCTTCAAGACGCTCATCCCGTGTCTGGTGCCGGGGGGCGTCGTAATCGGTTTGGGCACACGCTGGGCTGACGAGGACCTCTACCAGAAGCTCACCCTGGCTCGCGCGCAAGGCGGCGCGGGGTATGACGAGCTGCGCGAGCAGGCGTTGACCCCGATCGGCAAGACACCCGATGGCGAGCCGGTCTACACCAGCTACTGGGAGGAGCATTGGCCGGTCGAGAAGCTTCTCGATACATGGGAAGAGCTGGGCACGCCGCTCTTCATGTGCGCCTACCAGAACGATGTCCGCGGGCTCATGGAAGGCAACGTCTTCCGAGGTCAGAACTTCCAGTATTTCGACACGCTTCCGGGTGGGCATACCTACACCGTCAGGATGGGCGTCGACCTCGCCTCATCTGAGAAGGAGCGCGCTGACTACACGGCCCGTGTGATTACCGCCCAGGACGAGGTGGGCAACTTCTACGTGCTCTCGGCCTATCGCGACAAACGTGAGCACGGTCATGCGGCATTCATCGCCGAGGGCTACCTGGCGCATCCTGAGACATCGCTCGTCCGGTGCGAGTCGCAGCAGTACCAGTCGACGCTGATCAAGGAGGTCATGCGCGACTTCCCTTTCATCCCGATCGAGGGCGTCAAGCAGGACGTCGACAAGGTGACGCGCGCGCGTGCTGTCGCGGCTAAGTACGAAGCACACAAGGTGTGGCACCACGTATCGCTCAAGCAGTCCGACTTCGAGCTGGAGCTGACGGGCTTCCCCAAGGGTCACGATGACCAGGTGGACGCGCTCGGTCTCAGCATGGATCTGGGCGGCGGCGGTTTCGTCTTCGGCAGCGTGAGGAGCTGATGCAGAACTTTCCGACTGTCGTGTCGTTGCCGTTCAAGGACGGGGTGCGCGACGTCCCCGAGCACATTGCGGTCCTGTTCAAGCAGCACCGGATCGCGACCCACGAAATGACCTACAACCAGGCGATGGACCGCCTGAACTGGTCCAACGCCAACAAGGCGATGAACGACCAGTTCAACAAGATCCGAGACGCCCATCTAAGGCAGTTCGGCCAGTGAGCGCCATCGACACGATCCGTTCATGGTTTGTCACCAAGTCGCCCAAGGCTGACCTGTCGAATGCGTCGGCCGCGGTGTCGATCCAGCTTCCAGCGAAGGTCGGCAAGACCAATGTCGCGCTCTATCGTCACTGGGCCGAGCACTCCGAGTGGGTACGCGCGGCGATCAACATTCGTAAGTCACAGGTCTCCCAGTCGGAGTGGGACATCGGGCCATTCGATCCCGACAAGGAATACCCGGTGCGCCAGGCCAACCGGCTCAGGGAGCTGTTCAAGTCGCCCAACCCGAAGGATGGCGACTTCCGCACGTTCATCGAGCAGGTGGTCGAAGACCTGCTCGTACTCGACGCAGGCTGCATCGAGAAGGTCGACAGCCTGGTCGGCCAGACGACCGAGCTGTGGCCGGTCGACGGCGCTACGGTCAAGGTCAGTCGCTACTGGGACGGCGATCCGGAGGAGCCACGCTACTTCTGGTTCCCTGATCACCAGCAACGCGCTGCGTGGCGCAACGACGAGTTCGTCTACATGATGCAGAACGCCCGGACGTATACGCCGGTCGGGCTGTCGCCGCTCGAAACGCTCAAGGTCGCGATCGACGCCGAGCTGAGCGGCATGAACTACAACAAGCGCCAGGTCGAGAAAGCCGCACCAGACGGCATGATGGACCTCGGCGAGGGGGTTCGCCCCGAGCAGGTCGAAGAGTTCAAGGCGTACTGGAATGCCGAGGTGGCAGGCCAGGGCGCCATGGCTTTCATCGGTGGCTCGAAGAACCCGAAGTTCATCCCCTTCAAGGGATCGAACCGGGACATGCAGTTCCTGGAGTGGCAGATCTATCTCGTCCGCAAGATCGCGGGCGTGTTCATGCTCACTCCACAGGACCTCGGCGTGACGTTCGATGTCAATCGCTCGTCATCGGAGGTCCAACAGGAGAACTCAGAGGACCGCGGCTTGCGGCCCCTGCTCGGGCTCATCGCTGCCAGCCTCACACGAGAAGTCGTGTGGAGCGACGACTTCGGAGGCCCAAACAACAACCTCGCGTTCCGCTTCACCCGGCTGAACATGAAGGAGACCCTGTCCCGCGCCCAGATCAACGACAAGGCGCTGGCGGGGATGCCGTGGAAGACGATCGACGAGGCACGCCGAGAGGATGGCCGCGAGCCACTCGGTGGGATGTACAGCAAGCTCATGGCGAACACGCCTCGCGGCGTCGTGGTACTCGATGACATCCCGACAGCACGGGAAGTAGCAGCGCAGGACAGCGGCGATGGTAACGGCAGCTCAAGCGGGTCTCCCGCGGCAGCCCAGTCGAAGTCAGTCGTGACGGTCCGGGAGGGCTAAGTGGCAGCAACACTCACACTCAGGGTCTATACCGGCTCGGGCGCCGGAACCGAGTCGGGAGCGGTTACGGGCGTTGACATGATCAGCGCCGACAACGCGACCAACTCACTCGCCAACCGCCAGGCGAACCCGATCGTTGCGGGGACGCGGAGCTACGAGAAGTGGCTCAAGCTGAAGGTTGACGCGGCGCCTGCGAACGCCGTAACCAACTTCCAGATCTGGGGCGACGGCGCGGTCGACACATCGGTCACGCTGTACTTCACAGCCAACTACGTCACGGGCGCTACGCCGACCACGGGCAACTCGACCGTGGCCGCCACCAACTTCACCGGCTATACGTCGGGGAATAAGGCGACCTGGGATACCGCCAGCTACACCGCCACGAACGCGACGACCCGTTTCGCCGTGTTCCAGCTCGCGGTTGACGCCACCCGCGGTCCCGGTCCCATCACCCAGGAGACGATCTCGTACTCATGGGACGAGACCTAGTCGTTAGGCGACACAGCCCAGTCTCGAAGTTGATAGGCTTCGACACACGGAGGGGCGATGCTCAAGTTGGCTGGCTGCCTAGCCGTCGCAGCGTTAGCTGGGGCGGTGGCAGGGGTTATCTGGTGGCTCTACGAGAATGAAGACGGGGACGGGCTTAATGTTTACGTTGAGCCCGACCCCGAGTCCTATGGCTGGTGACAGCCCGGAGCTGGTCCCGGCTCTGTCCGAGATCGAGAAAGCCTCCGGGATCGAGTATCCCAACGGCCATCCGTATGGCCACATCACCTTCACATTGGTCGCGTGGAACGAGGAGGAGCGCCTTGGTGCGCTTCTGGACCACGTGCGGCCATACTTCGAGCGCCTTGTGGTCGGCGTTCAGGCATCAGGTGATGACACCCTTGCGATCGCGCGCGGGATAGCCGATGTCGTTGTTGAGGATGACCATCGGGGATACGGCGATGCGACCTTCGGGCCGAAGGTGCTGCCACAGGTGTTGACACCCTGGACGCTCAAGGTCGATGCGGACGAGTGGCCGTCCGAAGACCTGCTCAAGTCCCTGTCCAACGCCACCTGGTGGGCCGACCACTCAGCCCACACGAGAGGCGTTTGGATACCATTTCGCAGTTCGGTCGATGGCATCGGATACGATGAGCAGCACTCTCACCTGCGGCTGTTCCACACCGATGCTGGATGGCCTGCCGCGCTTCACTCGCGTCCTCCGATCCAAGACGGCGTGCTCTGGCAAACAGGGCACATTCGGCACGACCGCACGCTCGACGAGCTGGTCCAGGACTATCTGCGCTACCTAGACAAGAGCGGCAAGAACGCAGGCTGGATCGCCCACAACAAGATGATGATCCGCAGCGCGTGCGAAGGCACTGCGTCGGTGAAAGGCTGGGACTACGTCATGGGCCACGAGTGGTGGCCGCAGGCGCAGAAGGTCTTCGGGTTGGACCAGCCGTGGCGGTGATGCGCCTGCATAAGTCGATCACCGCCGACTACCAGGTCGTTCGCGACAACTTCATCTGGCGAGATCACGTCCTACGGCTGCTGATGACTGCGGGCGCGATCGCCTGGCTCAAGCCCGAGACGGTTATGGACCCCGCCTGCGGGGATGCGTCGATCGTCAAGGCCGCGCACAAGCTGAGCCCGATCAGAGAGGCGTACCTGGGCGACATCAGCGTTCCTCAGATCAGTGCCCTTTGGGGCCATGACTTCGGTTTTGTGACTGAGCTGTGGGCCGGTGATGCGCTCGAGTTCATGGCGAAGCATCCGAAATGCGACGTCGTGGTCCTGACGGAGATCCTCGAGCACGTCCTCGATCCGAACGAACTTCTACGGCGCGCACGAACAGCGGGCGCGTATCTCGTGATGTCGACGCCGCTCAACGAGTCACCTAACGTGGGCAACCATGAGCACCTGTGGTCGTGGGATGCGCCGGACATCCGCGACATGCTGAGCGTGGCGGGATGGAACCCCATCGCGTACACCGAGATCAGGTTCTCGCAGCCAGGCTTCCCCTATACCTTCCAGCTCTGGGTGTGTGAGTGACCCGTCTGCTGTGCCTTGGGCCAGAGGACTCGGGCAACAGGCTTGTACACCGCATCCTGCTGACGGCCGGTGACGTGCAGGACCCGGAGGGCGACTGGGTTCATTACGTGTGGCCGGTGAAACTGCCCTCGGGTGGCACGATGTGGATTACCGGGCGTTCCTTGCCGCACGGCTCAGAGTGGCCAGATATAGGCCAGATCATTGACGAGTTCGGGCCGAACAAGGTATTGGTCGTGTGGCGTGACCGTCAGTACCAAGTCAGAGCGGCGCACAAGACCGGCCATGTCGGGTCTGTGGTCGAAGCCGAGCAGGAACGTGATCGAGCAGAGGATCTACTGGCCAAGGTCCATGGCGACGTCTACCACATCATCTACGAGCTGCTCGTTCGTGAGCCAGCCGTGCAGGTGGCCAACCTGAGCCGATGGCTGGGGGTCAAACTTCGGGTGCCAGAGACGATCTACAACGCAGACAGGCAGCAATGAAGGCATTGCATGGCGGTCGGACGTTCACTGAGCAGATTGACTACCATCTCGCGGACGGACGGGCGCCGGAGTTTGACAAGGGCCAGCGAGGGCGGGTCAACCTGGCGCGCAGCTACATCAAGGCCATTCTTACCAAGATACCCAGGCCGCTGCGCATCGTCGAGTTGGGCTGCGGATCAGGCGACGTCAGCGGGCCGTATGCAAGAGAGGGGATCGAGGTCATCGGAGTCGACGTCACCCAGGCCGCGGCCCTGGCGTGCATGAGGCGCTGGCCAGCGATGACGTTCCTGCTGTCGCCGGTCGAGAAGCTCAGGCCAACCGAGTGCGACGTGCTGGTGATGACCGAGTTCCTCGAGCACGTCGCTGATCCGAAGGCGGTCGCGGACGCATGGATGCCGCTGGCGAAGTGGGCGGTGATTGGCCATCCGATTGACGAGCCCGACCCACCGATCGAGATGGGCCATGCATGGTCTTACTCGGTAGACGATTGGGTCGCCTGGTTCGAGGACAGGAGCTACACCGTACTGGGCCGAACAGAGTTCCCGATGGGGCCATACCCGCACATGATCTTGGGCTACGGGCAGCGTCAATGAGCATCCTGGTCTTGTGCCCGACACGCGGGCGACCCGAAGCAGTACACGAGGCAGCTAACTCGCTCATCGAGACACGGCGTCACGGCAGCACCCAACTGGTCGCCGTGATCGACCATGACGATCCTGGGGCCGACGTCTACGTCGGGCAGGCCAACAGCAGCTACGAGTTCATGTTCCCAGTTCACTCGGGCGGCATGGTCGCTGCGCTCAACGCCGCGGCAATGGAGGCCATCGAGAAACGGCCCGAGGTCAGCATCCTGGGCTTCGTCGGCGATGACCATCGCTTCCGAACCCAGGGCTGGGACGAGGTCATCACCGACACCCTGCGGCGTCCGGGCTATGCCTACGCCTACGACGGGTTCTGGCACAAGGGCGAGATCCCGACCCAGATCTTCATCTCAGCAGCCATCGTCAGTGCGCTCGGGTACATGGCGTTGCCCGACTGTCACCACCTCTATGTCGATAACGCCTGGCGGGAGGTTGCAGAGCGCGCGGGCGTGCTGCACTACAAGCCAGAGCTGTTGATCGAGCACATGCACCCCGCCATCGGCAAGGCCGAGTGGGATGAAGGCCACAAGCGCGTCAACTCGCAAGAGATGTATTCGCGCGATCGCGCGGCGTTCGAGGCATGGAAGGCCAGCGGCCGAGCATCCGAAGACGTCAGGAAGGTCCGGCAAGTGCTCGGACGAGCCACGATAACCACACGCTAGGAGGACTCAATGGCCGTAATCACCGTTCGGACAGATGAGGACGTCGTCAACCCGATAGAGGTGTTGACCGCCGTCCATGTCGATGTCACCGAGGCCGACGACTGGACCGCCGTCCCGACCGGGGAAGATCCGTTTGCGACGCGCCAGAACGAGTACTACCTCGCGGCCACAGTAGCCGGTGATGATCACTCGTACGAGTCGCCGCGGTTCACTCCGTCCGAGGACGGCAAGTGGACGTGGGACGGCTTCATCTTCCCGTCAGACGGGAGCTGGACTCTGACCCTGTGGCGAGTTGGCACCGGCACGCTCGGCGCAGACGAGTCGATCGCAACCCAGGCCGTGACGGTAGCCGCTGCTGCCTGATGCGCGTCCTGATCACCGGCTCGGCCGGGTTCCTGGGCCGACACTTCGTTCAGTCTCACCTGGCCGAGGGAGACCAGGTGATCGGCGTAGACGATCTGTCGGCCCACGAGAACCCGCTCGACATCCCGTCCGACGTCATGGACGTGACCGAGGTCGACGATGTCGTCGAGTTCCTGCGTGACCCAGGCATCGGTAGCTTCGATCTGGCCTACCACTTCGCGGCCCCCGTGGGTGGGCGGATCAAGATCGAGCAGGACCCGATGTTCAATGCCCACAGCCTGGCGCTCGACTCAGCGTTCTTCCGCTGGGCGGCGCGGGGCGGCGCAACGCGTGCCGTCTATCCCTCTTCCAGCGCGGTCTATGGCCGCGCGCTCCAGGCATCTGAGGACTCTGGCGCCCTGCAAGAGGGCATGTTTAACCCCGAGAACCCGAACTGGTACGCGCCCGACGAGATGTACGGGTTCACCAAGCTCGCAGGAGAGATGCTGGCATGGAAGGCAGCCGCGTACGGTCTCAATACGCTCTGCATCAGACCCTTCTCCGGCTACGGCGAAGGGCAGTCATTCGACTATCCAGTACCGTCCATAGCAGCCCGGGCTTTGCGCCGCGAGAACCCACTGACGATCTGGGGAAGCGGGAGCCAGAGCCGGGACTTCATCCACATTGACGACCTGCTCGCCGGGACGCGAGCGCGCCTGAAGCGCCCGATCGACGGCTACGGCAGTCTCAACCTGGGCTCTGGGTGGGCGACCACATTTCGCACGGTGGCTGAGATGTGCGCCCAGATCGTCGGCTACTCACCCGAGATCGTCACCGATGAGTCGAAGCCCGAGGGCGTCAAGCGCCGCTGGGCAGACACCGGGCGAATGACGCTGTATCACACGGCCAAGATCTCGCTGCTGGAAGGGCTCACACGAGTCCTCGAAGATGTCAAACGGAGGTTGCCCTGATGTTCCTCGTCCTGATCATCGCCGCGCTCATCTTCGGTGCCGTCATCCTCATCCAATCGGCCGGTAAGGACTGGCGTGGCTGGGGGGTTGTGATCTGCCTAGCTGTTGCGCTCCTGTTGGACAAGCTGTAAAAGGAGTCCGATGTCAGTTCCACTGGCCACGCTCGACCTACTGAGCGCCAGATCAGACGGGGAGCCGCTGGGCACCCTGGCTTTCGTCGTCCGCGACCACATCAACGCAGCGACGGTGTCGTCGCTGCTCCAGACGGACTGGTCATTCTCGGGTGGCCTGGGCGGAATGGACCGCATCATCATCCAGGGCAACGTGCTGCCGCTCCAGCGCAACGAGGCCATCCAACGAATGCGCGGCCACTTCCTGATCTTCGTTGACGACGATATGACCTGGCGGCCTGATGCGATCGGCCAGCTTGTCGACTCCTTCTTCGAGCTGGACCACCAGTTCGACGAGCCGGTGATGGTCGGCGGCCTGTGTTTCCGCCGCACCCCGCCCTACCAGCCGACGCTGTACATGCGTGAGAAGCCCAACGACGGCCCGTACAACTTCCTCGAGAAGTGGAGCACCGACATCGTTGAGGTAGACGCAACAGGCATGGCGTTCTGCCTGATCCCGAAGACCGCGATCGAGGCCATTGCCGAGACGGAGATGCCGCCGCTCGAGGTCCGTCAGACGATGAAGGCGCCGCCAGCGTTCTTCAACTGGACCGGGCGCATGGGCGAAGACTTGCGCTTCTGCGCGGACGCGAAAGAGAAGGGCGTTCGGATCTTCGTTGACACGCGGATCGAGATCGGTCACATCAGCGAGGTCTCGATCGGCCGCGAGCAGTTCCTCCAGCAGATCGCCATCCGGCCAGGCGAGGCAGAGGAAGAGCGCCGCGCGGTCAACGACAGCATGGGCCTGCCAACCATGACCGCGGTCGAGGCGCGTGCGGAGCTGGGCTGGTGAACATCAACATCCCGCAGGAGTGGGCGGGCGACATCCCAGTCTTCCTGCTGGTCATCAAAGATGCCGAGCCGCACGTCATCGACCTAGATGAACGGGCCTGGCTCGAGACCTACAGTGACTTGTTGCGCGGTGAGGCGACCTGGCACCTGGCCCAGAAAGACGGCGGCGGGATCTGCTTCAGCCTCGTGGTTCTAGACGGCGAGCAGCCCTACTACATGGCGCGGCACTTCGCGAGAGCAGCTATGGCACTGGGTGTCGAAGAGGCCCACGTAGTCGCCTACGGTATCGGCAAGAAACGCCTTGACGGGCACGTCGACCGGCTCTGGATCTTCCTGCCAGACGGCCAGATCTGCACAGGCGATGATGTTTACCACATCGGGCGGGCGAAACTAGCCCAGATGTAAAGCCCAATCCCATGGGCTAGGAAGGCCAATCCCATGGCCGAAATCACCACCCAAACCAAGATCGTCTGCCAGGCTCCTCGTGGGGCCTGGCTTTTTGGTGCGCGCTAGATGGCTACGCGTTTCAAGCTAACCAACGACGCGACTGCGCCTGCGGTCAGCCCTGCCCTCCAGTCGTATACGCATAACGCGCCCACAACCGTCCGGCGCAAGCTGCTCACCGCCGACTCATCGGCACTGGCCACGACTGCCTACACGCCTGACGGCTCCGATGACTTGGCGGCTGGTGACGCTCTGTGGTGCCAGTTCGTATCTGACCCAATGGGCGCGGGCCACGTATTCGCCAACGGCGACGCGATCACGTTGGCGATGCAGGGCCTCGAAGCGCACGCCAACAACAACCTGTCGCTCCAGCTCTATGTCGCCGTCGTATCGAGCGACGGCGGCACGGTGCGACGGGTGCTGCGCTCGAAGGTCAGCGATGCCAACGAGTTGCCCACGTCGATCACCAGTCGCGTCCTCACGACGACACAGGATGGTGCGGACTACACCACGGTCGCTAATGACCGGCTGGTGGTCGAGATCTCTGTCGAGGGCGACGCTACTGGCGGCGGTGGAGTGCAGGGCCACAACGGCTCTATGCGCTTCGGTGGCGCGGGGGCTGGAGGCGACATTACTGCTGATGACCAGGCTGGCGCCACGCTCAATCCGTGGTTCGAGGTCACGCCGACCAACCTGTTTGCCAACGTCATTTCGGGATCGTTCGCCGCAAACGCGATCGTTAAGACAACGCGGACCAACGAGACCACGCTATGGACGCAGAATGATCATGGCACAAGGGACTTCAATAGCGTCTATCACAATGGCAGCTACTGGGTAGCAGTTGCTGCTGTCGGCGATCTTTACTACAAGAGCGGCGACGACCCCGCTGGCGCATGGACATTAAATGCGCAGGGCACCACCGAACTGCTGTCGGTGTTTTACGGCAATGGTTACTGGGTAGCGGTTGGCTCTAGTGGTGTCCTTTACTACAAGAGTGGGGTTGATCCTTCAGGCGCATGGACATCTAACCCGCAGGGTTCAGTTGCCCTGTGGGATTGCGCCTACGGCAACGGTTATTGGGTAGCCGTAGGCGCCTCGGGTGCGCTGTATTACAAGGCGACCGATCCAACAGGCGCGTGGACATCTAATCCGCAGGGAAGCCTCACTCTAACGGGCGTTACCTATGCCAACGGTTATTGGGTGGCCGTTGGCGAGACTGGCACGCTTTACTACGCGACCGATCCAACAGGCGCGTGGACATCTAATCAGCAAGGCACCGGACTTTTCTACTCCGTAGCGTATGGAAACGGCTACTGGGCGGCCGTTGGTTTCGGCGGGCTGACCTATTACGCGATAGATCCCACAGGGGCCTGGACCTCTAATGCGCAGAGCGGTCACCTAAACGAGACCATGTACGCGGATGGCTTCTGGGTGAACGCCGTAAACGACTATGGCATCGCCTACGCCCACTTGGTCCCGACTGGAAGTTGGGTTGGTAACGACCAGGGCCCAAGTCTTGCAGATTTCATGGGGGTTGGACGCAGCGCAACCCACTGGGTTGTTGTCGGGCTTGCCGGGTCCCTTTTCTATAAGGCAGGCCCTCCGGCGCTGGCCACCATAGATGCGGAGATCGCCGCGGCAGCGGCCACCAGTGGCGACTTCACCGCTGACGCGATCGTCAAGAAGAGCATCAACGGCTCGTTTACCGCCGACGCGATCGTCCAAAAGAACATCGCATCCAGCTTCACCGCCGACGCGATCGTAAGACGAGCCCAGACCGGCTCGTTCACCGCGAACGCAATCGTTAAGGCAGCGGTCGTCCAAACGGCGACGCTCGATGCGATCATCAAGCGAGAGCAGAGTGGTTCATTCGCCGCTGACGCGGTAGTAGCCGCCACGGTAAGCGGCTCGTTTACCCTCGCCGCGGTCATCGAAGGCTCTGGTGTCCAGGCGTTCTCAGCAGACGCCGTCGTCCTTGCGACTGAGAGCGGCGGCGCGACGCTCGACGCCGTCGTCCAGGCTACGGGCGCTAGTACGCTCACCCTCGACGCCTTCATCACAATCAGGATCAGCCAGAGCTTCGCGCTCGACGCGATCGTCAAGGTATCAGTCCCGGCATCGGCAACGGCTGACGCGATCGTTCAGGCCAGCGTCGTCCAGTCCTACACCATCGACTCTCATGTTCAGGCGTCGCGTGCGGAATCGTTCACCACTGACGCTATCGTCAAGGCTGGGATTAACTCGAGCGCGACTCTCGATGCCTGGGCTCAGACCGCGGTCAGCCAGACCGCCACGTTGGACGCGGATGTGCTCGCGGTCATCACGCAGGGTTTCGACCTTGCGGCAGTAGTCGCCGGGGGCGGAGTTGCTGCCTTCTCAGTCGACAGCGTCGTCTTGGCGACGATCCCCAGCTCGCCCACGCTCGACGCCATCGTTCAGCGCAGCCTGGGCGCCGACCTTGTTCTCGACGCCCTGGTGCGCGTTCCACGCGAGGGTGCGCTCCAGCTCGACGCCGTCATCCTTGCCTCTGGGGCAGGCGGCACCTCGGTCGATGCCGTGGTGTTGGCATCCCGCGTCGCAGGCGTTGTGCTCGACGCGGTGGTCTTGGAGACCGAGGCCGCCAGCGCCACTGTAGACGCCATCGTCCGAGCTTCGCTGGCCGGATCTGCAACGGCTGACGCAATCACCAGGGCCACTGGTACAGGCCAGTTTGCACTCGATGCTGTCATCTTCGCGACACCCACGCAGTCGTTCACGCTCGAGGCTTCCGTCGCTGGGGCTGGTGTTGAGGCGTTCTCGATCGACGCCGTTGTCCGTGCAGCGCAGACGGGCAACCTCACCCTCGATGGGTCTGTCTCGGCTACGGTCGGCCAGACATTCGCGCTAGACGCGCTTGTTCGGGTTGCGCAATCTGTTACATTCACGCTCGACGGCTTCGTCGCTGGTCCGACTACGGCTTCAGCCACAGTCGATGCGATCGTCGAGGCCGTACAGCAGTCCAGTGCGACCGCGGACGCAATCACACTGGCAACCCGAACGGGCGGGTTCGGTCTTGACGCCGTTATTCGCTCTCCCAGCTCCGGGTCCACCACTGTCAACGCGTGGGTCCAGGGTCCGGGAGTCGGGGCGCTCAGTGTCGATGCCGTTGTGCGGGCCACCCGCACCGCGGATCACACCCTTGACGCACTCGTTCGGGCCTCGTATGAAGGCCAGGCTACACTCGACGCGTTCGTCATCGGGCAGAGTGTTGTCTTTGCCACGATCGACGCCTGGGTCCGGGCCCCTCAGTCCGGGTCGTTCTCGTTTGACGCCGTTGTTGAAGGCGAGCACATCCCGCGCTACCTCTTCGTCGAGGCGACGTTAGCGAGCGCCGTGTACATCGAGGCGATGTCCGAGGTCCTCTTCGTCGAGGCTGCCTTGGTCGCGCTGGGACATATCGAGGCGACTCGTGTCGAGCTGTACCAGCGAACATTCACCCTGGGAGCAGAGGTGGTTTAGTGGCTGATCTCGAACTGACCCAGGGCGACACCGCGCCAGACATCCAGTACAAGCTCCATGAGGCAGGCAATCCCAACGCGCCGCTTGATCTCACCGGGGCCACGGTCGCATTCCAGATGCGCAAGCCGGATGACCGACGCTACACCGTCAACGCCCAAGCGACGGTCGACGCTGACCCGACGACGGGCCTTGTGACATATGAGTGGGGCCCGAACGACCTCGCCGTGCCAGGCGAATACCAGGGCCAGTTCGAGGTCACGTATCAGGACGGCAAGATCCAGACCACCAAGACGCCGTTCACCATTGAGGTACGGCGTCAGTAAGCCTCATCCACGGAGGGCTGATGGGCCGCAAGGTTCTCTGGTTCGGCGATGCGGGCGCGCATACCGGCTTTGCCCGGGTGACGCACAGCATCGCCGAACGTCTCATGACCGAGTATGGCCACGAGGTTCACGTTCTCGCGATCAACCATCGCGGCGACTACTTCCCGACACCGCTGAAGTTGTACCGGCCCGACATGCAGGTCGGTGGCGACATCTTTGGCCTGTCGCGGATAGTGGAGCTGCTGGCGAAGGTCGAGCCGGATGTGGTCGTGATGCTCCACGATCCACACCTAATCCTTCAGGTGCTGTTCGAGAACAAGTACGACACCGAGCGCATCTTGCTGCGCTACCGACCGATCATCACCTACTTGCCGTGTGACGGGCTCAATCTCCCACCCGCCTGGCCCGACGTACTGACCAAGGTCACGAACGTCGTCGCCATGTCGCAGTGGGGCCAGAGCCAGTACCCGGGCTCGAAGATGGTCTACCACGGCGTCGACACGGACCAGTTCTGGCCGGTCAAGGAGCGGCCCATCACAGTCAGCTCAGGCGAGGTGCTACGCAGTAAGCGCGACTGCAAGAAGGCATTCAACTTCGATCCTGACGGGTTC